TTACACAAACGAAGTCCCGACATTAATTACTAGTTCTAGTCAATGTGTATCTACAACACAGGGCAGTTTCTCTAGCGTGTTAACTCCAGTACAAAGTTACGGGCAAGTTGGCACTTATGCAGTAGTTGTAAGCCAAAGTTACGTTGGTAGTAGTAGTTACGATAATAAAATATTTTATAAAGCCGGTAACAATATCGGAAGTATAGACCCTAACAGTATCAATAATACTTGGGTTTTAGTCGGGACACCTAAATGGCATGCAAGCCATCCAACAGTAATCGGTACGGTAGCAAATGCCACTGTATCAACAGGTAGCAACATCAGTATCAACAACACAACAGTTACTATTACTGGATCAAATGTTGCAACATTTGCAGCTAATGTAAATTCGGCTAGTATTCCCGGAGTTAAAGCAGACGTATTAAATTATAAACTTGCTCTTTATTCTGATGGTACATCTAGCGGCCTAACTGCTAATGATGGTAAAATTGTACTTTCAACCGCATATAACGGATCTGGAAACACAAATATTTTATCTGCATTCGGACTAACCGCAAACGTCGCATACATAGCTCCACAATCGCAATACAGTACATTTGCTAATGTACCAAGTTGGACCAACTCAGTATCTGGTGATGTTTCGGCACCTAACGGCAGTGTTTGGCTCAAGACCACTGCAACTGGCGGAGGAGCAAATTTTGTATTCAAACAATATAACAGTCTAACAGGTCTTTGGACCGCTCAGACCGTTACGAGTTATCCCAATGAACTTTTAGCACTTTACGGATTAGATCCAACTGGTGGTGGTATTAACATTCCTGCGGGCACTCTTTACGTAAAACAAGATAATAACCCATATAATACCGGAGTAGTTACAGGCTATGCATCTTATAAAGCAAAAGTTAGACAAGTTTTTGGGGCAGTAACCGCAGTAGGTAATGTTCCCGGGCCAACACCATTTAGTCCTAGCAATAGTTTTACACTAATTGTATCGCAACCGGGTCTACCAGGTGCTGGTTCAACTCTAATAACAGTTGGTGGTACTGGTCTAGTTTCTGATTTTGTTGCAGCGATACAAAAAGCAAATATTCCAAATATATTAGTATCAATAACATCGACTGGAGCAATATCTATTACTCATTTAGCAGGTGGTGATATTACATTAACAAATGTCAGTGGAACGCCAGTTGCCAATGCTGGATTCGTAAGCGGTATTCCTAATACCATAGTTTCCAGTACTGGTAATGCCGTTACCATTACTGGATGGCAAAATTTAGTTTACACATTTAGCACAACTGAACCCGTAGCAGATCCTGAAGATGGTACATTATGGTATTATGGAGATCCTACTGTAGTTGACATTATGATTAATAATGGTTCTAATTGGGTGGGATATCAAAATTTATCCACTGATGCACGTGGCTATCCCTTGACAACGACTGACCCAATGGGAGTTATTGTTGCTGCAAGCCAACCATTTACTCAATCAGATGGTAGTAATCTTGTAATGGGTGATTTATGGTTAGATACAAGTGATTTAGAGAATTGGCCACTAATACGTCGATATGACGGACTAAATTGGAATCAAATTGATAATACTGATCAAGTAAGTCAAAACGGTATTTTATTTGCAGATGCTCGTTGGGACAATTCTGGTACAACTGATGCGGCGAGCGATCCAGAAATAACTACCCAGGCTCTATTGACCAGTAATTATTTAGATCTTGACGCACCAAATCCATTATTATACCCACGTGGCATGTTGCTATTCAACACACGCCGTAGCGGATATAACGTTAAAAAGTATGTTGCATCATATTTTGGTAGTATAGCAACATGGAATGTTCCAGTGTGGAACGCAGGTACTGCATATACTCAAGGTCAAAAGGTATATTACGGTGCTGACATATATGTAGCAACCACAAGTTCAACAAACCAAGCACCATACGCTGGATCAAGTTATTGGACTAAGTTAGCACACGGATCTTGGGTAACTGCCAGTGGACTAAAGAATGACGGAAGTCCTTATGCTGGCCACTTTGCACAACGTCAAGTAATTATTGCAGCAATGAAAGCTGCTTTAGATGCTAACACAGAAATTCGTGAAGACCAATTTACGTTTAGCTTAATTTGCGCTCCTGGTTATCCAGAACTAATTCCTGATATGGTATCATTGAATAATGATCGTGCAAATACTGCATTCATTATTGGCGATACTCCATTGTCTTTGAGCACAAATGCTGTTGATATTATTAATTGGAGTAATGATACTAATGGTGATGGTTTAGCAACTGCTGATCCATATTTGGGTGTATATTATCCAGGTGGCTTGAGTTCAGACCTAAGTGGTAACACAATTATGGTTCCTGCAAGTCATATGGCATTGCGTACATTCTTATACAATGACAATGTAGCTTATCCTTGGTTCGCTCCTGCAGGAACACGTCGTGGACTAGTAAGTAATGCAACCGACTTGGGTTATGTTAATTTTAATACCGGTGAGTTTGTGCGTACTGGCGTTAATCAAGCATTGCGCGATACATTATACGAAAACAACATCAACCCAATTACAATTATTCCAGGAATTGGCTTAGTTGTATGGGGTCAAAAGACTCGTGATCCAAATACAGAAAGTATGGATCGTATTAATGTTGCACGTTTGGTCAACTACATACGTACAATATTTGCCAGTGCAGGTAATGCATTCTTGTTTGAACCAAATGACAAGATTACTCGTGATCAGTTTGCGGCGATCCTTAACAGGGCCCTAAACGACCTAGTAGCAAAACGCGGGTTGTATGATTATTTGGTAGTTTGTGATACAACTAACAATACACCAGATCGTATAGCAAATAATCAATTATATGCTGATATTGCTATTGAGCCAATGAAAGATGTTGAGTTTATTTACATTCCAATCCGCTTGTATAATCCAGGTGACATAGCCGCTTTGGGTAGCATGTAAATCGGATAAATAAATATAACAGGAGAATAAAATGCCAGTAGCATCCTTAACAAACTTTACAGTACCCCTAGCAAGTAGCCAATCGGCTAGTAGCCAGGGTCTGTTGATGCCCAAATTAAAGTATAGATTTCGTTTAAGTTTTACGGGTTTTGGTGTAAGCACCAATAATGTAGTAGAACTGACCAAGCAAGTTATAGACGTAAAACGTCCTAGCGTAACTTTTGGTGATATTGTAATTGATGTATATAACAGTAAAGTAAAATTAGCTGGTAAACCAGAATGGCAAGATATCACAATTAATTTGCGTGATGATATGAATGGTTCTGTAAGTGGAATGGTTGGCGAGCAATTACAGAAACAATTTGACTTCCAGGAACAAGCAAGTGCTGCTTCTGGTATTGATTACAAATTCCAATTATTATTGGAAATGTTGGACGGTGGTAATGGTTCAGCTACACCAAATGCAGTTGAATCTTGGACTCTGTACGGTTGTTACCTAAGTCAAGTTGATTACGGTGATGTTAACTATGCAAGTGGTACAGATCCCGCAACTATCGCATTGACAGTTAAATTTGATAATGCAGAACAAAACCCAGCTGGTGCACAAAATGCTGGCGTTGGTTTTGGTGCAAGTATCAGCCAAACTATTGGCGCAATTACTGGTTAATTCTAGTTTTAATAATAAAACCCACTTCGGTGGGTTTTTTCTTGGCTAAATATTATATAATGGGATTTAATTCATGAGCGTAATTGATGATGTACTAACGGGGCTAACTCGCAACACAAAGATTCGAGATTATCAGCACGCCAATAAGATATTTGTATCTAACTCATATGAACTAGCTCCTAAGAATTCATACTTATTTCATGTAGCGTTTGATGTGAATTCAACATTGAGTCGTTTACCTAACTTAGAAAAAATTAAATTAGGACTGATGGTTAAAACTGTAAGCCTGCCCAAATACACAGTAGATGCAAAAACAATGAATGCCTATAATAGGCCTAATATTGTGCAGAATAAAATTAAATATGATCCAGTTACGATTACGTTTCATGATGATGGCGCTGATGTGGTACGTGACTTTTGGTACGACTACATGAGTCATTATTATCGTGACAGTGATTATAGTCCTTCCTTTTACCAACAAAGTACTAGATATAACGAACAACAAAGTGAACATTGGGGCTATTTGCCAGCCAAATATCAAAGTAGTGGCAGTGTCGAACGTATATTAAATTTTATTAAAATTTATAGCTTATATCAAAAACGTTTTACTGAATATATTTTAGTTAACCCAACGGTTACTAGTTTTCAGCACGGACAACACTCATATAGCGACACTAATGGTACTATGGAAAATACAATGACTGTTAGTTACGAGACTGTGTTGTACAATTATGGTACAGTTAAGGTTGGTGAAGAGCCAGCTGGATTTGCTACATTGTTGTACGATAAAACTCCAAGCCCACTGACACCAGCTGGTGGTAGCACTGATAGTATTTTAGGTCCTGCTGGACTGTTAGCCAGTGCTACCGGTATTGGACAAAATTTAAGTAATGGTGGGATACTTGGTATCGCTCAAGCTGGTATAACAGCCGCTAGGACCGCCAATACATTTAACAATCAAAATATACTTGGCATGGCGGGCGCCGAATTAAAGAATCTAGGCCTAAGTATTATAAGTGGCGACAGTAATGCACTGAATCGATTAGCGTTACCCAAAGCTGGTTCTGCAAATGGAACTGATAGCTTAATACAATCAGGGAACAATGACTTTATTTCAACTTCATTCCAATACGGTAGTAGTGCGGGCCCCTCAGGGCCAACTGGAGCAATACCCGGGGTGAGTTTAGCCGGAATATCAAATCAAATTCAATCTACTTTCTCTCAATTATCTTCAGCATTTAGTAACAATTCAGCACCTGCAGGCAATTTTGATGCATCGCAGGTAATAGCAAGTAACGGTGAAGGTGTTGCTGGAACTACGAATACTGAGAACCCAATACCACCAGGTGTTTCTGACACCGAAGATGCTTAAGGAAATAATTAATGAGCTCGCCAAGTAATATAAACACAGTTGATTTTTCAAATAATTCAAATACATCGGCCCAACAATATTTTAACAATTATTTTTTAGGCAAATTAAATATCACAAGTAATCAAAATGATGCAGTGATAGCTTACTTTCAAAAAATAACAAACGGAAATACCCAAGCAGCACAGATTTTAGCCAGCACAGTAATTTACACAGCAATAAGTCAAGGTTCTGATCCTATGAGTATTATACAACAGTTTCAAGCAGTTCCTCCGGGACAATTATCTTTATATCTTGCTATGTTTTTAAACTTAAATCGAGTAGGTACAAGCCTAGTGGGGGTTAATAATCAACCCATAGCCAACAAGTATATAACACGAGCAATTCTAGCATAAAATGAGCAAGTACGCTAATGGATTTTATCAATTACTAAATCCTGAAAAGTATGTGGGTAAAAAGGCACCGCATTATCGTAGCTCTTGGGAGAATGTAGTAATGAGGATGTGCGATAATAATCCGTCAATACTCCAATGGGCTAATGAAGCTATACATATAAACTACCGTAATCCTTTTACTAATAAAAATACAATATATGTTCCTGATTTTTTTGTGGTATATGTTGATGCCAACAATAAACAACATGCCGAATTATGGGAAATAAAGCCTACTAAAGAAACTACACTAGAGGCAGCAGGCAATAGTAAAAAAGCACAGGCTGCTGCAATACTTAATATGTGTAAGTGGCAAGCCGCCCAGGCTTACTGTAAAGCAAATAATCTTGGATGGCGTATAATTACGGAAAAAGATATGTTTCATGGTGGTAAGCCACCTAAAATAAATAAGTAATGACAAAACAACTAGAGCAATTATTGAATCTTCCGG